TACTATAGGTGCAACCACCGCTTTCATTATTCCATTTAAAAACCCATACTCACTTGCATTTGATGTTGTGCTGCGATTATTGGGAGCATTCGCATAACTTTCCATACCATAATCTCCTGCCTTTACCGAATGTTGTCCAGCCGCCATTGCATTTGTAATGGGCTTCTGTGAATCTTGTGTCCGATGCACCTTCTCATATTCGCCTGTGGTATATGTTGCGCCGCCATCAACTCCACTCGAACCAAAATATTGTTGTGTTGTGGAAGTGCGATTAACATCCTGCATTATTTCTAGTGCTCGCAAGGTTTCACCTTTTTCTAATCCTGTTGTGGTCAACCATCTTTCGGGTCCTTGGGCATAGAATTTGTCCGGCAAATATTTTTCAACAGCTCCTTGGGTTTCTTGTGTCGCAGAATTTTTAATATATGCATTAGCAGGACCTTCGTGTCCTTGCAATCCAAATGATAATTTTGGATTTGTTTCTGTGCGTAATTCGTCGACGTTTCTGGGCATCCATTGGTCGCGATTTTCCATTCCTGAATTAAAACCATCACTTCCTTGAGTATTAAATCCCTTGCCAACACCTGGGGCAACTTTAATTTCCTCCCAGGGCTTAATGTTTGCCATGCGTGAAGAGGGATTAACACGGGATTGAAAAAAATCTGAAGTACTGGGCATACCATTTTGCCATTGCATGTTTTCCTCAGGCGTAAACATGGGAGCACACTCCTTTTTTTTAATTTGTTGTGAGCCAGTGCCTTGCATATTATCTAAAAATGCCTCGCTGGTATTAGCATCTAATGTTGCGCCTTTTATTTTACTTCCAAAAAACGGAACCATATTATTATGATCAAAATCTGTTGTATTTATAACATCACCTGTTAGGGAAAAAATCTGGGGCCTATTCGCTGAATCCCCCATTTTTTGTTCTGCTGTTTTTTGATAAACAGAGGCATCAAAAAATTTATCTGTGGTTTGATTCGCATTAGGATATTTTTTGATGTTTGAATCCTTCACTTCGGTGGTGGTAGGATAATTTTCTGGCAACAACTGAGTATTTGGCAAATAATTAGTTGTTCTATTTTCAAATTTTTCTTTTTTGTCTTGATTGGACACAACATATAAACCACCCAACACAATTAAGGGTATTGCTAATTCTGCCATTTTATATATATATCATTACAATATTTTAAAATTGTAATGCTAAACATTTTAATTTCCACCCCCACAATTATTCGTCGATAAACAAGACCCATTATTTGTTCTTCCTGTATTAGAGAAATGGCGGGAATACAGTGGTTGATTTGGTGTAACTCCAATGCACGGAACCTTAGTGACAAAATTATCCTTTTGAATTATTCTAGTACTCAGATTTTGTTCAAAAGGAAGGCACACATTCTCTTGAGGATTTAAAGGTAATATTCCCCACCGTGTTTGTGCTAAATCTCTAGCTGTCCAGGCTGGCATCGTTGCACGGGATTGTTCAGTCATAATATTGTTTTCAGGATATAAAACCTCTGAGCTCGCGGCTTGATTCAAATGAAAATCGTTTTTTTCAATACAATCACGATTAAGTTCTCTTGTCAGACCTCTTAAATCACTGTCTAAATCCAACACATTTGTTCTTAAATTACCTCCCCACTTTTGCAAGCGAATATAGGGGTCATCCATATATTGAGGCTTGGAGCCTTGTCCTGGAACATTCAAGACCCACCGTCCTTGATCTGTTGATTCTTGTAATTGTTTCGTTATTCTACACGGGTCATCATGAAATCTTGTAAAAGCCATTATATATACGTTAATACTATTATTTTATATTTATATTTAATAAAAATAAAATATAAATATAATTTTATTAAATATAAATTAAATGTACATATCAGTAAAAGATAAAAAAAAAAATATATATATATCAGATGTTGAAATAATATATGCAGGAGATATAAACCACAAACCTGTCTATAAACAAGATTATGATAAAGACTATGAACATGACCAAGAATCATGTTGTCGAGCACCACAGTGTCAAGATGAAAAATATGATGAGAGTCTACTTGAAAAGATTATTTCTTTCATTGATAATTTATGTGTAGCAAAGGAATCCTAGGCTGTAAATACAAAATATTTTCTTATTGGAAATGAAACAAAAATAAATACAAGAGCCGCTATAAATAATCTAATAAATGTATTGAAATATTTTTCATATTTCTTTATATTTTTAAATTTTTTTTCAATATATTTTTCCGCACCCTTCTTGTTATCCAATAAGTAACTCACACCATATTGACTACTGCCTAAAACAAAAAATTCGGAGACGAAAAATTTCCAGCTATGGCTACCTCGTGCCTTGGTTGTATTTAAAAACGCCTTTTGTTGCATAAAAAAATTACAGATGGCGCCGACAATTAAAGCTATTCCAGTAGATATTTTTGCACTCGCAAAATTATCTAAAACAAAACTAACTATTATGAATATTATAGTGGCTATGGTTCCGCCTATCATAGATTTCATCATTTTTTGAATTTCTGTCATATATATATATATATTAAAGATGATATATTATATCGGATAAGGACGCTGGTTTGACTCAATTCTTAATGGTTCTGGCATGATGAGAGGAATTCTACTGAAGAAGGGTTTAAATTGCAGTGGTCGTAACTGAGGAGTTATGGGTTGTTGAGGTTTTACTAAATTCGTGGAATTAATTCCACGAAGTCTACTTTCTATTTCTATACCATTTTGTGAAAAAGCATCATAGGACATATGGCTAGGGGTAATTCCTACACAGGGGATAGCAACATTATTGGGTGCACCGTAAGAAGAATGTTGATATCTAGTATAATTACTTGCTAAAGTAAATGACCGTTGCTGTAAACAATAATCCGAAGGCATGTTTTTATTTCGCGTTGAAGCCATAATATAACTTGCTAATATTTTAAATTAACGTGTTTTATTTTATTTTTTCTGCAATATTTCTATAAAAGTAGCATAATTTTCGTCCCCTATTTTTCCACATTTTAAATAATCTTGTATGCATTTATGCATTAATTCAAATGTGTGGTAGGAAAATAACAGACAAAAAGACATCGGTCCATCACCTGGAATAAACTTATTTGGTGATAATTTTATTATTTCTTTAAATTGGTCGGAATGTTTACACTTTTCATATAATTTATCTATACCAGCCTGTACCATTTCCCCATCCCACTTTGTTAAATTAAATGCCTGTAACATCTGAGAACGATACATTATGTCTTTCGGATCGTCATCTGCTAATAATTTATAGGTACATACCATTTCTGTATTGTAAGCCATTTAATGTATTAATAATTATCTTTTTAATTATTAATTAATTATTAATTATTTTTTATCTAAACCCCGGGCCTTAATTAATGCATAACTAAGAATTCCCCAAACCACAAAGCCCACACCACTTATCAAATCCACACTGGTCTTAGTATGTTCACTCGCAATGTGAATAAACAAAACTGCGAAGAACAACAAGAGAGAACTATAGGCATACCCGTTAAAATACTCACGACGCTCCTTATCAGAGGTTAAAAAAAAAGAGGCAATGATGCCTGTCGGCATACCACCTATAATGGGAGCTAATGCAGGACTAGCATAATTCCCAGCAAATTTTGAGCCAGCAATGACGGTTCCGCCAATTAAGAAAGGTTTAACATATTCCATTTTATATACTTATATAACATTAAATTTATTTTACATATAGCATTGTTGGGTCCTCTCCCGCATGAGTTCGGTAATATTTACCTGTCAATACAGGTTTTACCATATCTTTTATCGCATCTCGTATTCTGTCACCAACCAGTCTATAATTATCTGTTGCCATATTTGCTAAACTAATTCTAAGACGCCAATCCGCGGCACCAAATCCTTTTCCAGGCATTAGTACAGTTTTGTATTTTAATGAAAGATGTAACAAAAATTCATTCGCAACATAATTTTTCTCTAAATAATCCCGGGCACCTTTACCATAAAGATTTTCGGTTATTGCAGGGATAAATAATAAATGATAATAATTTGTAGATGTTGGAACTATGTGAGGGCTGGTTTTTAATGGTTCATACAATTGGGTAATTCGGTCTCTAAGTATGGTTTTAATTGCTCTATCATAAATTCTATCTTTATCATTTAAATCATAAAACAAAAACATTCCAAGCAAAACCTGTTGTGGTGTTGATAACCCAGATACATGCTCCTGGGCGACCTCACGCGCGTCCGAAACAATCCGATCTAATAAAGTCATTTTAGCAGGTTCAAAGGTGACCGTTTCGTAACGTTTTACTAAGAGTTTCTGCTGTTTTGCTGGCAAATTTTTCAGAAGTTCGTTTATCCGATTATCCTTTGCTGTCATTACAACGCCTAAACGCCACCCAGTTGTTCCAAAATATTTACTTAATGAAAAAATCTCTATGGTGTTCCTTGGACAAACAAGCATAAATGAATTATATTCCTCTGCAAAAGGGGCATATACATTATCAGCTAACACTATTAGGTCCTGTCTTTCATTATTCACTATAGCTCCAATTTTTTCAATATTATCCTTGGATAAGGAATATGAGCCAGGATTTGAGGGATTTACCATAAAAAGTGCCTTAATCCCCCTGTCTTTTAATTTGTTAATTTCATCATCATCTAAGGAAAAATCTTTATCTGGGTTTCCTTTTAAGCGAACTATTTGTTCATTATATTCCTGTAGATATGGCATTTCCATATAAGGACTGAATATCGGTGTAATAAGAGCTATTTTTTCGTGAGGATTTACCAGATAATTTTTACTTAACGTATTTAAAACATACATGATTCCTGCAGCAGCACCCTCTGTTAAGAAAAAATCAAAGTCTGTCGGTTTCATTCTTAAACCCTCAAACTTTTCTTTTCTTTTCTTTTCATCAGCACTCGGTTTCATTACAAGATTATACATATATTCCTGCACAATTAACCGAACATGATGATGACAACGAGGGGGTGTTGGGTAAAAACATCCCAACGTGGACTGGACTGAATCGTGCAAAATAGCGTTATGCGATAATCCGACTAAGTGGGAACGCTTTTTTAAATAATCTATATAATTTTCTATATATTCGCGTTGTCTAGTTGGCCAAGACTTGCTATGTTTAATAATAAATTTCTCATAATTATGGTCATCTTCTTTTGGAAAATCTTTTAAATCATCAATAATGGAGCGTTCACAAGCTTTTAGAGCTAATTTTTGATAATCGGCAAAAACCTCTCTGCAAAACGAATTAAAAAAATTGGGGTTACCTCGACCAACATTTAATACCTTACCAGGACCAATTGCTGCCCGCTTCATTAATGTGTTTTTAAACTCAAAAGGAGACAGTTTGTCAAACATTTTTAAATATTTGTTTTTTTGCATTGTACCAATTTTTAAATAATTACTTAACTCATATTTATCGTGTTCGCTTTTTTTTGTTTTTTTTGTTTTTTTTGTTTTTTTTTTTTTTTTTTT